TTTCGATCCGTCACTTGGCAGGCCCACCTCCATGTTTGTGCCCGCCGAGGATTTTGTGGTTGCTTTCAATGAGGCCGATTTGGAACAGGCGGAACGTTATACCCATGTGATGAATCGCAGCACGAATCAGATAAAAAAGCTTCAGGTCAGTAAATTTTATCGTGAATGCGAACTCAGGCCCTCTAATATCGAAACCAATGCAATTACCGATAAGTACATAGAAATTGGAGGCGTGAGGCCGTCGTGGGACAAGGATGAGCGACATCAGCTTTTGGAGATGCACGTTGATCTGGACTTACCCGGATTTGAAAGTCCCGATGGGATTGCGCTTCCTTATGTAGTTACAATCGACAAGGGTAACAATACGATTCTGTCGATTTACAAGAATTGGTCCGAAGACGATCCCCACAAAATCAAGAAGCAGCACTTCGTACATTATGGATATGTGCCTGGGATTGGATTTTATAATCTCGGCTTGATCCATATGATCGGGGGACTCGCGAAATCAGCGACCAGCCTGCTACGTCAGCTTGTTGATGCGGGAACTTTGTCCAATCTGCCCGGAGGACTTAAGACTCGTGGGCTCAGGATCAAGGGCGATGACACGCCGATCATGCCCGGAGAGTTCAGGGACGTTGATGTTCCCGGTGGCGTGATCAGGGATAATATCACCTTCCTTCCTTATAAGGAGCCTTCTTCGGTCCTTTATCAGTTACTGGGTAACATCGTGGAGGAAGGCCGACGCTTTGCGTCAATGGCTGATCTCAAGGTAGCAGACATGAACCAAGAGGCTCCCGTTGGGACCACTCTTGCGATCATGGAGCGGGCGATGAAGGTGCAGTCCGCAATCCAGGCGCGTATCCACGCGAGCCTCAAACAGGAATATAAAATTCTGGCCACGATTGTTCGCGACTATACGGATCCTGCATATCCATATGAGACGGACGAGGGAGAGGATATCAAGGTAGAAGATTTTGATGATCGTATTGATGTCGTTCCCGTGTCGGATCCCAATGCGTCCAGCATGGCACAACGAATTATGCAGTATCAGGCCGCACTGCAATTGGCAGCCCAATCTCCCGATCTATATGATCTGCCACTTCTGCACAGGCAGATGATGGAGCTTATCGGTATTCCCAATGCCGATAAGGTTGTTCCGGAGAAGGATGATGTACTTCCGAAGGATCCTGTTAGCGAAAATCAGGATATGCTTATCCTTAGTCCCGTTAAAGTATTTGAATATCAAGATCACGATGCACATATGCGTGTTCATATGGCAATTAAGAATGACCCGGATATTGCCCAGCAGGTGCAGAATAGTCCGAATGGTCAAGCAATCGGTGGTGCCATGGACGCCCATATCCGTGAACACCTGGCATTTATCTTCCGCAGACAGATTGAAGAGGAACTTGGTGTTCCGCTGCCGCCGACCAACGAGAGGTTGCCGGAAAATCTGGAGAAAAGATTAAGTGTTTTGGTTGCCGATGCTGCCGAGCAGATGTTGGGCAAGAAAAAGCAGAAGGCCCAGGCGGAGGAACAGGCGAAGCAGCAGCAGGATCCAATCATCCAACAGCGCGAACGCGAACTCGCTATCCAGGAACAGGAAGCTCAGAGGAAGCAACAGGCCGACGCCGCCAAGCAGCAGCTTGAAGAGCAGAAACTCGCGGCTAGTCAGCAGCAGGATGCGGCAGAACTTGAGTTGGCGGGACAAAAACTTGCTGCGAGTCAGCAGCAGGATGCGGCAGAACTTGAGTTGGAGCGTGAGAAATTGGAGAGCAAGGAGCGTATAGAGGCTGCTGGGTTGACGCTAGAAGAGCAGGCATTGATTGCGAAGACTAGATCTAGCCAGCAGAAGGTAGATATGGAAACGCAATTAGAAGGATTTAAGCTTGGTCGTGAGTTGGGCAAGGATGCAGACGAGGGTTCAAGGAGGGATGAGGAAAAGGATGGCTGAGGACGTTCTATCTTTGCTTAAAAAGAAAATTAGAATTCAGATGAATGAGCTTACTGATCATTTGGCAATAGGTTCTGCTAAAAATATAGAAGAGTATCGTAAGATATGTGGTACGATTGAGGGGTTGGCATGGGCGGAACGTGAGGTTATTGATATAGAGACAAAACTCAGGGAGTCTTAGTACATGACAAACATTTCTCTTACGAAAACGATCACGGAGAAAGATGTTGAACCTGAAATTGACGAAAATAAGGAACCTCTCAATTTCGCATCGCAGCTACCAGAGGCTAAGGGCTATAAATTGTTGATTGCATTGCCCGAAATTGAAGAAATGACCGATGGTGGCATTATAAGATCAGAAGATTCTCGACATGAAGAGTCCATTGCGACCGTTGTGGGCTGGGTAATGAACATGGGATTAGATGCTTACGCAAATTATAGCCGATTTCCTAGTGGTCCGTACTGTCAGGTGGGAGATTGGGTTATTTTTCGTGCGTTTAGCGGTACCAGAATCAAAATTCATGGCAAAGAATTTCGTTTAATCAATGATGATACCGTCGAAGCGGTTGTAGAAGATCCTAGGGGGGTGGAAAGAGCATAATGGCTGATGAAATTGGTAGGATGAGCGAAGAAGACAAGTTTTTGGGCGTCAAAACCACTATTGATACTACTAAACCGGAAGAATTGAGCGTTGAGGTCGTAGATGACCGCTCGGAAGGGGACCAAAGGGCTCCCGTAGACGGAACATTGGAAGACGGGGGCACTGCGACCGACGAAGAGCTTTCACAATTGGGAAATCGTGCCCAAAAACGCATTAAAAAGCTGAAATGGGAGTATCACGAGGAGCGTAGGGCCAAAGAAGCCTCCGACAAGCTTGCAAATGAGGCTATTAGTTACACACAAGGGTTACAAACCGAAAATCAGCGCCTTGTGCAGCTTGTTCAGGATTCTCAGACGGCATTAACGGATCAGGCGAAACATCGTGCTAGTGCCACGCTCGTTGTTGCCGAAGAAGCCTTCAAACAGGCGCATGAGTCCGGTGATGCGGAGCAAATCGCGAAAACGCAAAAAGATTTGACCAACGCACAGCTTGCTCAAGCCTATGCACCGTCCGTTTCGCAGAAAATCATTGATAACTGGAAACGTAACGTACTTGCCCAGGATCAGGCGCTGGCGAACGACGCTTCTCAGCAATATGTACCCGAGGAGCTTCCGGCACCTGATGCCAGGGCCGTATCTTGGCAGAAATCGAATGAATGGTTCGGTCAGGACAGGGAGATGACAAGCTTTGCATATGGTGTACATGAAAGACTGGTAGGAGAAGAGGGTATTGACCCAGATTCTGATGAGTACTATAAGTTGATAGATAATCGTATGAAAGAAGTTTTTCCTACGCACTTCGGTAACAGCTCGACGCAATCCAGTAACACCGTCGTTGTTGATACCGCATCTCGCCGTAAGGCGAATCCCGTGGTTGCACCAGCATCTAGAAATAATGGTGCGCCATCGCATAAGGTTACGCTGACACAGACCCAGGTTAAACTCGCGGAACGCCTCGGTATAACGCCGCAGCAATATGCGGCACAGCTAATCAAGGAGATGTCTTAATGGCTGACAAACGCGCCCCCAGGAAACCCAGAAATACAGAGACCCGTGAGAGCGAGGCTCGTGATGTTTCGTGGGAACCTGCATCGGTTCTTCCGGATCCCGATCCCCAGGATGGTTGGGTGTTCAGGTGGATACGAACATCTATGGTTGGCAGCCCTGATAACACGAATGTTTCTAAAAAATTTCGTGAAGGATGGGAACCTGTCAAAGCCGAAGACCATCCAGAACTCCAGATTATGAGCGATCATAAATCGGAGTGGGAAGAGAGAGGAGGAATCGAACTCGGTGGGTTATTGCTCTGCAAGCAATCTGAGGAAAGTGTGAAAAAGAGGCGTGAGTATTACGAGAGACACGCTGCCTCACAGATGCAAGCCGTCGATAACAGTTATATGCGGGAGAGCGATCCTCGTATGCCTGTTCTTCCGCCTGATCGTAAAACTCGCGTGACCTTTGGCGGTGGTAAACGCTAAGGTCGTTTTACTAACAATTTAGGGAAAAATATCATGGCTACTACAGCAGCACCGTATGGGGCCAGGCCGGTTGGAACTCTAAGTTCCTCTGGTTCGTTTACAAGCAAGACTAGAAATCTTCCGATTATCACCACCTATGGTACTCAGATTTCAAATGGTGATTTTTGCAAGGTTGCGGCTGATGGTACCATTGCGAAGGATACTGGTACTAACGCCCTGACCGCAGTTGGGATTTTCTTGGGTTGTTCGTATACGGATCCGACGACCAA